CAATCATTTGCTTGTTTTTTTACTCGTTCAATATCTTTAATTAAATTTTTAATCTTTAATTGTATAGCACCGAGTTGTACTTTATCGCAATTTGCAGGAGTTGCTAATGATTGATTATTTTCAACACACTCTTCTTGATCTTGTGAATTATTTTTTGTGCAACTTGAACCACTATTTGCTTCTGTAGTTACAGATCCATCTGGATTTTTTATTGGAGGTGAACCACCAGGGACAGTTGAATATAATGGTACAGAAAAATCTCCAGTAAAAGCAGATAAAGGATCAAATCCTTGCTGCTGAATTCTATTTAAACTTGTCTGTTCGTTATTTCCTATACAACCAAGAATGATAGGTTCATTCCCATCAATACCATCCTTATAAAATCCAATAACAACTGAACCTTGTCTTAAATTTGATGTTTGATAGCTTGCTGCGTGACCTGAACCAGCAGTGACTGGATATATAACATCACATAATTCAAGGTACTTATCCTCAAGTCTATTTTTAGATTGAGTATGTTTTCCTACAATTCTAACTTTATATCTTGCTCCCCATCCAGGAAGAGTATCTACATCAGACCATTTTTCTGCGACTTGACCTTCTTTCCAAGATTCATCGGATTCAATAATTCCAGTCCACCAATAAAATCCACCGTTACCAATTGATTCTGGATTAAAGAGACTATTCTGCATTATCGTTTGTATGGTTTTCTACCGTAAGAATCTCTTACAAGAGTCAATTTTGTAAATGCACCTTCTCGTGCGTCAATAAATTGTACTAGGTTTGCTATCATATATAGTCCACTATTTTTACCACTTACAACTTGAGTTTTATCTGAACTTAATTCTGGAAAATCGCAATAGATTAAATTCCCAGCACGATGTGATAAATCACCAGCAATTGTAATATTTAATATAATTGTAAACAACTGATTATAACGACTTGCTGCTTGTGCTGTAATTTCATTTACATCATAATCTTTTTTCTTTGAATTCTCCTTATCAATTTTCTGCATCACTCCAATTGATTGTATCTTACTAACAATTCTTGTTGGTTTTCTAAAAAAATCATCAGGAAGACGAGTAAGATATGTTCCTGCAAGATTTACTCCATCAGCACCTTCTCTTTCACTTTCAAGTTTTCTTTCTTCATATTCAGTACTAAAGAAATTATATCTTCTCACTTCAGAACCATAAGCACCAATCATCATCTTTTGCTGAACGTCAATATTAATTGTTGGAGTTGCTTCTAATATCTTTCCATCATATCCAGCAGGAAGTTCTGTTGTATTTGTGTAAATATATTTCTTATATCCTCTATTTTCATCAAGTAATTTCTCAATTGATTTAAAGCGAAATCCATCATAATTCTCAAAGAAAAAGAATCCAGCAGATTTATCTCTTCCACCTATAGGAATACTTCTTTTTCCTAACCAAGTGCATTTATAAAATGGTTTTTCAGTATGTCCGTTAAAATTATATTCATTATCAGTAACTTCTATACTTAAATCCTTTTCAGTATTTAAAAAATCTTTAAGTATTTTTGAAACAGAAGTAGATATTTTACCTTCAAAATGTCCGTCAACTCTAGTTTCAACAAGTTCATTTGTAAAAAATTCTTTTGTTACAAGGTCCACCACAAAAACCATATTTTGTGTATGTTCCATTTTATTACGAATTCTTCCAATATAAAGACATTTCTCATCTGAAAAATCTAAAATATTTCCATAACCATCTTCAAGTTTTAATTCAACTTTCTCTGCACCACATAAATCTAGACCTTCAATTAAACTTACAAGTTTTCCATCTTTATCAACGGAGTAACCAGTATCAGCAATAATTGCAGTTGCCTTTATGTAATTCTCAAGAACACTTTCATAGTAATGTAGATTTACAAAACCACGATTTACATCACAAGACTTACCACCTTTATTTGAATAAATGGTAAACTTTGATACATTATATTCTCTTGCAGCTTGATTATTTAATCCCATTATCCAACAGTAAGTGGTTGTAATATACTATCCATACTACTATCTATGGAAGATGTTGAAGCATTTCCTCCACCCATCGGCATAGGAACTGGTTTTTCTACAATAACTCTTTGTATCATTATTGTAGAAGTATTCTCTCCTTCATAAGAAGTGTAATTTTTTAAGACTGAAATGGCATCATCATATTTTGCTCTATTCAAAGCACTTAAAAATCCAGGAAAGTTCTGTTCTAATGCAGCAGTTGTATCAGCATCAAGAACAAACTCTGGACCTTTTTCTCCCAATATTGCTCTTGTGAGACCGTGAACTTTACCACCTTTTTCATATGGTGTTAATCCTAAAACTTCTCTAACTCTTGCTGAACCTTTATACTCTACATTTCCAATCTTCCCAGAACCTCCCCACTGTGATCCAGGCACATCTATAGCTAAATTTTTACCGTGATATCCAGGATCTCCTTCTCTATATTCACTTCCAATTTCTATTCCTGCTGCTATTAATTTCTTTTTTGCTCTTTCTTTTTCTTCTAAAGTTCTAAATGCAATATGATCGTGATAATTTGAAGGCAATCCGTGACCTTCTTTATCATAATAAAACTGTTTTCCATCCCCTCTATATGTCGCATCACCAGTAACATATTGAACGATATCAAAACTACCAGAACTAACACCTGATGATGCTGCCCTAAATTTTGCAGTTCCATCAGGTGCTTTAGGAACTGTGCTTAAATATTGTGCGTGTTTTCTACTTCCAGAACTTTTATCAGCAGGTCTTTCCCATTCTCTCATCCACCAATCTGCTGCTTCTTGTGCGGAAGAAAAACTTCTTCTTTGATATTCACCTGGTGGGACTAAAGAAAGATTTTGAGGTTCATTTAGTGCATAATCAATTTGTGCTTTCCAATTAGTTTCCCAGTCGGGAACAGCACGAATAAAAGGTCCAACTCTACCGTGAGACCATTGAAACAGACCAACCCCAGTTCCTCCAGGTTCTCTTACATTTGGTCTAAAACTACTTTCTCTAGAAATGTTAGCCATAAGACCAAGTGCTTGTATATCACTCATCTTCTTCACATTAATCAAATAATCATAAATTTCTTTCTGTATTCCTGTAGGTGCATATCCACCATACATTCCCCCAGGAGAACTACCAGGTCTAGTACCAGGTTCAGTGATACCATCTAAATTCAATTGTCTACGAATTGACTGTAAACTTTCATTTACTTTTGAATTAATCATCACTTCAAAAGTTCTTGAAATTTGCTCTCCAATCTTCATACCAATACTTTCATTAGAAGAAAGAGTTCTTGGAACTACACCACCACCAGCAAGACCTACAAGTTGCTTTTGAATGCTTTCTATGGTTTGTGAAGATTGACTATCAATTGCATTTTGAATCAGTGCTCCAAATCCATACCCAATTTTTTGAAATACACTCTTCTCTGGTTTCTGTCCCATCACCAAATCAATAGAAGCACCCATCAACCCACCAAGCATAGGAATCTCTTTTAGATTTTTAGAAGTTTTTTCTAATATTCCAAGTGGGTCTTTCTTTGATTTGTCTTTTGGTGTTGGGAATAACTTTTTAATTTCTTCTTTTCCGCCAATATCTTTACCTGGTATTGTTCTTTGTGGTTGTAATCTTGGTGGTGTTCTTCTTATCTTTTTAACCTTTCTCCTAATTGCACCACCAACTTTCTTACCACCTCTTGTAACTTGACCACCCTTTGATTTTGTTTGAACTCCAGTATTTCCTGCAAAAGTATCATATAATGCACCACCAACAATATCACCAAGAATACCACCAAGAATTGTTCCAGCAAAAGGAATTGGTATAAATGTCCCCAAAGCAGAACCGATTGTAGCACCAACTGCTTTTGCTGCTGCTCTTCCAGGTTTTTCACCCATCGCAAGAGCAAATGCAAAATCTAATAACCCACCAATTATAGGAACTCTACCAAAAATACCTTTTGCAATTTTAGTTCCTGCTGTACCAAGAACTTTAAGTGATGCTCTATTTGCTTCTTTCCCTAATCCACGAGAAAAAATTGCTCCTTTTCCTGTCCCTCCAGCAAGACCTCTTTGAACTCCATATCTTTGATTAAGAGGTTTAAATCTCTTTCTAACATCAGCAAGTGCTCTATTTTGACTTGCACCTTGTGCTCTTCTTCCCTCATATATTCTTGCAGCATCATTACCATATATTTTTTCAATTTTTTTAATCTGGTCATTCCTGCTGAGATAATCTCGCAGTTTTTGGTTTGGTTTTAATGCTCCTCCTTTTGAACTTATACTCGGTTTTCCACCACCTTTGCCTCTTCCCAATCCAAAATCAGTTCCACCTGTTGCAGCAAGTCCCGCAACAATCGCAAGATTTGCAAAGATATTAAACTGCTTACTAAACTCATCAAAAGTTTTCTCAAAGTTTTCACCACCAATAGATTTTGCAATTCCTCTTACTTGGTCGTATGCTTTATATCCAGCACCTATAAAATCAACTACACCATTCAATATATTTCCAGTTAGTTCTTCAACAAACTTAAATGCTGGTGTAAGTTTCTTTGCAAATTCTAATACCTTTGGAATATGTTTTCCAAATTTATTAAAGGCATAACCAAGTGCTGTAAATAATAAAAATCTTTTCAGTCTATCAAGAAATCCAATCTTTGGTAAAGAAGGACCTGATATTTCCTTTTCACTTTTTGGTTCTTTCTTTTCTAATTCCTTTTCTCTTTTTTCAAATTTTTGTCTTTCTAATAACTTTCTTTTTCTTTCTTCACTTTTTTGAAATAGTTTTGTATTTTTATTAATTAACTTCTCAAGTTTTATAACTTTCTTACGAATTCTTATAACTTCAAATAATAAAGAAGTTCTTGTTTGTTTTGGTTGTTCTTCTGTTGGACCTATATCACCTGCTTTTACAATCGCAGAAGATTTTGGAATGATATTAGAAATTGGGACAAGAAACTTTTGACTATCAGTCCCTGTTGATTTTGATGGTGGTAATAATTTTTTAGAGTTAATAACAGCCATCTTATCCTATTCCGTAAATAGAAGCATTTGCTCTTTGAGTGGAAGTCATTTGGTCCATAATCTGTGGTACTTGAGAACCCGCAGAAGCAACTTGTTGCCCTCCTGCCTGTTGAATTATATCAGGTAGTGGTATGATTGATGATTGATTACTTCTGCTTACTGGAGGACCAGGAACTGATGGTTTTGCTTTTGGTGCAAATAAATTACGAATTGGTTTCATATAAAGACCAGATAATCCTTCTTCATCAGTAAGAGATTCCCTAATACCTTTGGGTCCTGCTGGTTTTACAACCTTTGCTTTTGGTGGTTCACTAATACCTTTGGGTCCTGCTGGTTTTACAACCTTTGCTTTTGGTGGTTCAACTTTCGTTAAATCTTTAGGACCACTCAACAATAATTGCCTTTCTAAATTCAATCTAAATTGACTTGGACCACCCCTTTGCACTTCTTTAGCAGCAGTCACCATATCTCCAGTTTGAAGTGACTTTGTTAATTTTTTATAAGTTCCAATAGGACCATAAGGAGCATTATATCCAACAACTAATACTCCTGCCTTTTGGTCGTCACTCATTTTATTCCAATAAGGAATCTCTTCTTTATACTTCTTTGATAAATTGCCTATATTTGTTTTTAATATACTATCTGCTTTTCTTTTTGTGATTGTATCTCCCATTTTTACAGGTTTCTTTCCACTCAAAATACTATCATAAAAAGTAGAACCCCATCCAATTGTAGACTTGCCTACACTATCTTTATATGCGTGAATTGGTGTGTCTGGTTTAATTGAATTCCAATTCATTCCACTAACAATACTACTTCCACCTGGTTTGATATAATCATTTACACCTTTTGTTAATGAAGATAGTGCTTCATCTTTTTGTAAATGATGTGCTGCTTTTCCAATAAAACCACCACCAGCAGCAAATTGAATATTATTCGTCATTCGTGGAATGTTAGTTCCACCTGCTGATTTGTTTAAATTTAATAAGAACCCAGCACCATATTTGTCTACTGCCTTTTTAGACATTACAATTTCACCAGGTTGTGCTGCAATCAGTTGCGTATCAGGACCAGCACCAGTAATATCAACACCTGCCTCACCATCAATATAACCACCCTCTTCATAAGCAATACTTTCTACAGGAACTTGTGGAATAAATGGAATCATTCCACCACCTTTAAATCCACCAATTCCTCTTTGCAGAATACTTTCCTGCATTAATTGAGAACCACCCGGAGTTTTACCAGTTTCTTTAGATTCTTTTGGAGTTACAATATTTGGGTCAGTCTTTTTAAATTCTTCTCGTCTTTGAGTATTTTGTTGTGTTGCAAGATATGCTCCACCAGCAGCAAGAGTACCACCTGCGACTAATCCTGCAGTTATAGGATTTTTCATCGCAAACTTTGCAAGTTTTGGTATTGCAAATTTTGCAAGTCTAAATGTAAGTTTTGAAACTGTCCCTATAAATGCACGAACAAATCCACCAAATGGTGTTGTGAATAAAACTAAAGCACCTAATAATGCAGGCCACCAATCCTTTAAAAATCTTTTTAATACTTCTACTTTTTCTTTATTTTTTGGGTCATTAAACCAATCAATAAATTTTACAAATGCTCTACCTAATAATGTATAAAGTATAAAATTTAATATTCTATCTAATATTCCACGAACAGGTGCTAGAACTTTAGAAGCAAATGCAGTAACTTTACTTACACCTTTTTCTAAATCTTCTTCTCTTCCTTGTCTTCTTAATCGTTCTTGTCTTTTTCTTTCATCCTCTTCAGTCTTTTTGATTGCTTGATTTTGATTTGTAAGACTTTCAAGTATTCTTCCTAAAGTTTCATTAATTGTAATTACATTTTTGAGAAGTCTATCTCCACCTTCTTCATTCTTATCTGCAAATTCTGGTGTAATTGCTTTTTCTGTAAGATAATACTTTTCCTTATTAACTCTTACAGGACCAGAAACTCCTAAATTATCTGCAGTTATTTTCTTTTTCTTTAATTTAAATCTACCAACTTTACCTTTAATTCTTTTATATTCTTCAGTTAAAATCATACTTTCTTCGGTTGATATTTTTTTATCAACCATTCTTGCTTCCATCAGCTTCTCACGAAGAAGAGTCATATAAGTTGAATAATCAATATCAAAAACATCATCAAGACCTAGAAGTCTTAATAGTCTTTCATCAACTTCTTCACTCACTAAATCATCTTCACGAGTTCCTTCATATAAAGCAAGAGATTTTTCTCTCTTTGCTTCGTTTTGAATATTTTCTAAAAACTCTTCAAGACCTAATGGTTCAAAATCATCATCATCGTCATCATCAAAAGTTGCAGTTGGAGTTTTTTTAGAGATATTTTTATCTTTCTCAGAATCTTCTTCAGAATCTTCAATACTTGGTGTTTGATTTTCTGATGCTTTTGCTGATGGTAAATAAGTTTTTACTAACCATTTTTGGTATTCTTCATTAAATATTCCAGTCTTATCTGTAAGATCTGGAAATCCCTCAGTTCCTTTCTTAATATTTTCAATTAATTTATCAGCATCTTCCTCAGAAAGTTTTACTTCTGAATAATAATGACCGAACTGAGACTTTATGCCAGTAAGCTTTGCTTTAAGGACACCATAAGTTTTTTCACTTGTATTTTGATGTGAATACCAACGTATTGGTAAACCGGGTGGTGCATTAACTGGCATTTTGTTGTTGCTTTAATTTCTCTTCTTCTAGATGATTCTTTAGCATCATTACGTAAATATCTCTCTCCCAAGGGATGAGATTTTCTATCTCTGTCAAAGAGTATTTATGATACTGCAACAAAGCAAAATTGAGTTGATAATAATTCTCTAGGTCCATATGGACCATCATTACACGAAAAAAGATGATAACCCTTCTAAAACAACTTCATTTTCTACTTTTGTTTTAGGATTTGTAACTGTAATCTTATGAGACAATTTAGGCATCGTCTCAAAGAATGTTTCAATTTTTTTGAACTGTAAAGAGTTCATTTGATCTAAAAATTCAGTGATTTCTTTTTTCGTCACGTCACTTGTAGACCAAACTTCATCTTCCGTATAAATCGTATCAATACAAGAAGAAATTAGATCAAATGCTTGATCCATATCATTTGCTGCACTGAAAACAAAATTATTTTTAATAAATTGATCTAATGATGGATACTTCATTTCAATCATAATACTATCATCAATTTTAATTTTTTTATCGTGCCCGTCAAACTTCTTGACTTCAATCTCGTCTACATTAATTTTTACAGGGACTGTAGTTTCCCCATCATCAGGACAGATAATATTAACTTCAATTTCTTCTCCTACAGATTTTCCACGAATATTCAAGAACAAATATTCAATATCAAAAGTAGGTAAAGTCTCAACTTTAATTCCTCTAGTCTCAATACAACTTTTAATGACTGTCTTAATTGCTTCTGTTATTTGTTTAGTATCTTCACTTTCTAATGCAAGGACTAATAATTTTTCTTCTCTAACTAAAAATGGACGATATTTAATTTCTTTTCCAGTTGATGGTAAAGTCAAATGGTAAGATGGTGTAGAAATTTTAGGCAGTGGCATAAAAATATAATTTCAGGTACTTTATTTATAACCTATTTAAAAATCTCCAGTTTCACTTGCAACATAAGTCCTCCCACCAATATTTACCTCACTTCCATCTGGATATAAAGTAATTCTAGAACCATTTGGATCATAAATTGTTGCTGGTTCTGTTAAATTTGAACTAACTGCACTAAGTGGATTAAGAGTATTTTTATTACTTGAATTTTCTTCAAATTTTGACGCATTACGAGATACTACATATCTAGAATATGTAAAAGAAACCGTACACTTCAACAATTGAGAACTATCATATGAAACAGGCATAGAATTAATACTAATGGGATATGCATTTATAAATTTATAAGTCAATGGATCTCCTTTATAATCTCTTTCAAATTTTGTGATATACATTGCATCTGCGTAGTAATTTTTTGGAAAATTAACACGATAATTATATGTTGATTCACCTTGTCCCTTTAGACTATCCTCGCCAACAACATAAGAAATCCAATTTTCAAAAAAGTCTATAATACGGTATTCATTATCTACATAAAAAGTAAAATCCGATCTATCATCATACAATCTACGATATGCGTGTCTTTCAGTAACTCCAGTATAGTCATTGTTAATTTCATTTGTTGCAAGTGAAGAACCAGGAAGTGATGCTTCAGAGCAAGATAATTTAATTAGTTCTTGATTTACTATATTACTATAATCTGCACCAAAAAACCTAACTTGATTAGATGATCTAGATTTTAAAAAACTCTCCATTTTTTGATTTGGTCTAAACTCACATAAAAAGTGAGAAGTTAAAGCAGGTCGCAATAACTTTTCCTTTATTTTAGACATCTTAACTGGTTGTATTGCTGGTCCAGCCATCTATAAATACTCTTAAAGTTTATAATACTATGTAGTTAATTAATGGCAGAAAGTAATAAGAGTATATATAAACCATCATATCCAAAAAAATACAAAGGAGATCCAAATTCTATTGTATGTAGAAGTACTTGGGAAAGAAAGTTTTGTCGTTATTGTGACTTAAATGAGAATATAATTTCCTGGGCGAGTGAGGAGTTTTTTATTCCCTATGTGTCTCCATTAGATAATAAAGTTCATCGTTATTTTCCAGATTACTTAATAAAAGTAAGAGAACAAAATGGAGAAACTAAAACATATCTAATTGAAGTTAAACCAAAAAAACAAACAAAACCTCCAGTTAAAAAATCAAGAGCAACTAAATCATTTATATATGAAACCAAAACTTATGCAGTTAATCAAGCAAAGTGGAAAGCAGCAAAAGAATGGTGTGATGATCGTAAGATAGAATTTAAAATTATCACAGAAGACGAACTTTACAATAAATGAATCAAGGTTTCGGGCAATATATCAGAAGAAATGAAACTTCTGAAGACAGAATGTATGAAATCAAAAAAAGGATCAGAAGAATATCTGATCCTGAAGATATTATGATAGAAATTATTTCAGTATTAAGAGAACTTGAATATGTTCCTGATGTAGGTAATTATTATACTTTCATATATAATGCAAAAACTCCAGGAATAAAATACGATCAACATCCACTTATTGCTACATTAGGAAGATATAATTGGGGATTTAGAGGATTAAATTATCACTGGGAAAGAGTTGACCCATCTCAAGCAATTCGTAATTATACTTGGAATGAAGTTGCTGGATCATTGCATCTTGTATATCCAAATGAAATAAATTATATGAGGTCAATACCTTATTCAAAATTCAGAATAAATAGATAAAAACTATTCATAATAGTGGAACAACATACAAGTAGAAAAAGTAAAGTAAAATTAGGTACAGGGCAATCAGCTTCTGATATTTTTATTTCCACTAAAGTAACAAAAACTGGTAGAAAAAATCAAGATGGTTCACCGATATTTACTACTGAAGTTATAAGATATCCAAGTGCAAATTCAGCAGAAAGTGACGGAGTTGTTATAGCAACAGGTAGTAATGAAGATGGTGCTCCAAAAATTTCAAAAACTGCAAATATAACAAGCACTGAAGAAAGATTTTTAACATCTAAAATTGCTGAAGTTAGAAGGCAACAAATGGGAACTATAAGTTCTAACTTCAATTTAAATGCAGAAGAACAAAAGGCTTATGCTGAAGCTGGTGGAACTGATCGCAACCCAATCAGTCAAAGTCAATCAAACGATGATGGAGTAGATCCACCACCAAAAACTTTACAAATAGACGAAATTAAATCAAATACAGCAGATCCAAAATATGATGATTTAGTATATCCAACTGGATTGAGGAATTTCGGTCAAGATTTTATAATGTTTACTGCATACTCTTATGGTGGAAGATCTATCAATCCAGGAGCAAACTTATCGGAAACTCAGTCTCTTGGAATTGGTACCAGAGACTTCGGAGAAAGAAACGGATCAGTTTCTCTTCCAATTCAACCATCAATTACAGATTCAAATACAGTTCAATGGGGCAGTGAAAATTTAAATCCTATAACTGCTTTTGCAGCATCTCTTTCACTTGGTGCTATGAGTGATCCAACTAAGTCATTTAATGAGGCATTAGGAGCAGCAGAAAGACAAATTAAAGAAAATAAAAATCTTAGTCCTGCAGCAAGATTATATCTTGCTGGAAAAGCAGTTGGTGTAAATGGATTACTTTCAAGAATTGGTGGTGGAATCTTAAATCCAAATATGGAGTTATTATTTCAAGGTCCTCAATTAAGACCATTTACTTTCGTATTCAGATTATCAGCAAGAGAAGAAAGTGAAGCAAATACAATAAGAAAAATTATTAGATACTTTAAACAAAATATGGCTGTTAAAACAACACCAGATAATTTATTTTTAAAGGCACCAAATATATTTGAGATACATTATAGACAAGGGGGAGGAAAAAAATTAAAAGATCATCCATCATTAAATAAAATTAAAAAATGTGCTTTACAGTCCTGTAGTGTTGACTACACTCCAGATGGATCTTATATGACTTTTAATGATGAAAACAATACGATGGTTTCTTATAATTTAACTCTTCAATTCCAAGAACTAGAACCAGTTACATCTAAAGATTATGATAATAATCTAGACCAAATAGGATACTAAAATGCCTTCATATTTCAGACAAGTTCCAGATTTTGAATATGTAAGTAGAGATTCCGAACAAAGGCAAATCTCTGAATACGCAACTGTTAAAAATTTATTTCGTCGTGGAAAACTTCGTGAAGATATTTTTGGAAATCTTGCATTCTTCACAAAGTATAAAATTATAGGTGATGAAAGACCTGATAATGTTGCTTATAAAATTTATAACGATGAGACTCTAGATTGGGTGATTTTACTTTCTAATAATATACTCAATATTCAAACAGAATGGCCTTTACCACAAAAAGTATTTGACAGTTTAATGCTAGAAAAATATGATACTTATGATAATCTTTATAATGGTATTCATCATTATGAAACTCAAGAAATTAAAGATAGTGTTGGAAATCTAATTCTTCCATCTGGAATTAAAATACCAAATGAATGGAAATCTGGTAATGGATTTCTTGCAACTTATAAAACACAAAAAGTATTATCAATTACATATTCACCTACGGAAAGTTTATATAATGTTAGTTTAGATAAAGATGATAACTTATTTGATGAAGATGGAGAACTAATATCAATAAAAAATCAAAGAGTATTTTTAAATGGATTTGAAGATTCTACAATAGATGGTGAACATTATATTAATGATATTCAATATAATAATGAAATATCAAAAATTATCATAAAAATAACTGCTAATAAAGAACCAACTCAACAAATCCCAAATGCTACTGGATATGTTGAATTAGTTCAAAATAACCTTAAATCATATAACCAATACCATTATGAATATTACGACACTAATCTAAATATCATAGTTACAATACCAGCATCTAGTATTTTAACACCAGTTACAAACTATGAATATGAAAGTCAATTAGAAGACGATAAAAGAAATATATTTGTACTTAAACCAAGATATTTAAATATCGTATTTAATGATATGGAAGAAATTATGAAATATAAAAAAGGGTCCTCTCAATATGTTTCAAGGACCCTTAAAAAAGGAGACAATATTAGATTATATAACTAATCAACTTTCTGCTAGTTTTTGAAAGTATGAAAGAGGGTCATCTTCATCATCACTACCACTAGAATCATAACCCGATTCAGA